AGGTTGTCAATCACTGTATCAAACATGTATGCATTCTGTTTGTTAGCAACGATAACCTTCACGAAAGTGTTTGCGTATTGATCAAAATCATATGCGTTCCAAAAAGCAAAATCTTGCTGAGTGTCATCGTATATGATCTTGTGAAACATTTTATATGGATTCGCAACAAATGTCAAGTCTCTTGTGTTGGTATCAAAGATGTGGAATCCTCGTTGATCACCGTAATCAATCCAGGTGATCTCGTATTGATTTCCAAGGTAGGTAATGGTTCCATCTGTAGATTTATGATGGAAATGACCAGATAGTACCATATCAAAACGATTAAAAGTCTTGCGATCCAAGCCTTCATGTGCAATGTTTCCTTTATCCATTTCAAAGCCAGCAATTTCAAAATGACCCATGACGATTTCAGCTTTAGTATCTCGCAGAGACTCCATTGAATGATCATAGTTGCTAGAGTTAATCCATGGCACCAACAAGACGTTTAGACCATCATAGGTCATGTCTTTAGCTGTTGTGAATACGTTGATGTTTGTATAGCGATCAAACAACTCATGCATCGCATTGATTTCATTTGTGTTCTTGTATGTCACATCATGGTTGCCCACGATCACGTCCATGGTGATGCCGTCACGCTCCAGAACGTCAAAGAATCTTTTGCGCCACTGATTCAGGATAACATAGTTGATGAACTTGCGGCGATCAACAACATCACCTAGATGAATGATGTGTGTAATGCCATGTTGCTTCAGGTATGGAAAGAATGTGTTCTCCCAGAACTTGAAGAAGAATTCGTTGAACAGGAGACTGTCGCCTCTGGCTCCTGCATGAGTATCATTTATCAGTGCAATTTTCATGGGCGAACTTTACTCGCAACACGATTGCGCAACTCAGTCGTTGAAAAACTGTGCCTGCGTTGATTGTAGTAAATTTTGATATTGCGCTGTTCACAGATGCTCTTGCCTGTGAAATTCTTGTCAGCATACTCTTCACCAATGATGCGGATGCTGATCGGCAAGAACATCAACAAGTCTTCCAAATCTTTCTCTGTTTGGTACACGATGATTTCATCAACGTATTTGACTGCACTCAGTTGAACAAATCTCTCAACGACAGATTGCACAGGTGAATTCTTGGTATCTGGGCGGTCGATGGATGGATCCAGTTGCAAACCTACGATGAGGTAATCACACACAGACTTAGCTTCGGCCAGCATAAGGATGTGACCGGAATGTAGTAGATCAAAGGTGGAACAGGTGAATCCGACTGGCTTTCCAGTCATGTCGTCAGGTAAAGATAGCATATTGAACTCCATGAATTATAATTCGTCAGGCAATGGGTCTTCTAGTATATCAGGTTCCATGAACTTTTCAAGACCTTTTGCTTTGGTTTTCTTCTTTTCCTTCTTCTTTTCCTCAAAAGTCTCAATGAATTCCGAAATGTTATCATACAACACGAACTGTTTCATGTTACCTTCCGAGTCTTCATACATCTCACCAGAGTCTAGGATACCAAACTGTTGAGTCGCTTTGTACTTCACATACAATTGCTTCTTTTCTTTTTGGATTCTGCGTAGGAACGCGAAGTAAATTACCTGTGTGAAGTATGCGAATGGATTGGAAGACTTTGTTGGGTCAAAGTTTCTGAAATACATGATGCAGTTTTCGATACCATCACAAATCATTTCCTCTCGGAAAGAGTATGATATGAAGTTTGGCTTCCTGGATAGATGATTCGCAATCTTTAAAAAGCACTCACCGATATAGTTTGGAATAATCGGGTCTTCTTTACCTGCTTCTTTGGCTGCATCACATGCGGCTCTGTAACTGATCAGTGCGGCTAGAAAGTCCGCATTGTTTACGTAGTGTTTCACTTTTGTCATTATGTTTACCTAAAACATCACTTGACATGCCATGGAGACTTGTCATATAATGGGGGTGTTGGGTGTTTAGAATTAATGTATTGTTTGTTTATTAGTACTTGGTTCTTGAGGTAGTTCATCTGTATCATCTTCTAGATCAAGTTCTTCACCAGAATCAAATTCATCAAGTAATGAATTGTCAATCTGATCATTGAAGTTCGCAACGACTTCATTAGCTTCAACGACTGCATTGTTATAGTATTCAATCAATGCTGATCTAGGCTCAACAATAGTAAGTACCTCACTCATAGAAATACATGCAGAGTTTGTTTGAATGAGTTCGATAGGTAACCATGGAGACATTAACAACATTGATTTACCAGCAGACATTCTCTTATAGAAGAGTGTCATTGGATCATACATCTCTATTATGCCATTGCTATTCAGATGGTATGATGCGATGATATCTTCACCGTCTTTGAGCCTAATAATTTTAACATTATCCATTTTTTATATCTATCTTGTAAAATTTGTAAGAGAATTTCTCCTCTTCATATATTTTAACACGTTCCACGAAATGTTTCAATGTAAAATTGGTATGTTTACCTATTCTAAAATCATCAGCAATATCATATAATGTCGCAGAGTCTTTGTTATCACCTTTACGCAAGACGCGACCTAGAGATTGTAGATTACGAATCCGAGACTTTGATGGTGATGCAAAGATCGCATTGTGTAGATTCTTTATATTTATGCCTGTAGAAAAAGTGCCATATGAGGCGATGATGATAGCATCATTTTCTTTCTCTGTGATATGACGAATCTGTTCACGAGTTTCAACATCTGTACTACCATGCACAAAGAATACCTTACGATCTTTTTTCTCAGCGTCAATCAGTCGCATCAATTCTTTGCCATGCTTTTCAACTAGCTGAAACAAAATCAGTGAGTTGCCTTTCAGAGACAACGCTAGATTTTTGATGAATGCATTTCGCTGTGGATTCTTTACCAAGTAATCTATCTCAGCTTGGTAGTCCCAATCACGACTCAGTTTGCATACGGCATCTGAGTATTTCAGGGTCAGGCATTTGATTTTCAATGATGATACTTGGTCATTGTCCATCAATTCTTTTGTTGTAATGACTTTCAGCACAGGACCAAATAGTCCTTCTAAGACTAACTTGTGTGTCTGTGTGCCATCCAAAGTGCCAGTACAACCGATGCGATACTCTGTGTTCTCCAGATTTGACATGATTGTTGTCAGTGACTTTGCTTTGAAGTCGTGCGCTTCATCACCTAGAACAAAATCAAACTGTTCAAAGTACTCTTTAGGTAAATTGTATATTGATTGCCATGTGGTGATAGTCAAAAACTTATCTGTGCTTTTGTCTTTGCCTGCGTACTGTCTGTGGCAGTATTGATCTGAGTCATAACCATAGGATTTGAAATCAGAAAACATCTGTTCAGCAAGAGAAGTTCTAGGAACAATTAGCAGACCCTTCTTGCAATTTTGCTGAATGTGGCGTATAATCAGATACAGAATGAAAGACTTACCACTTGATGTTGGAGATAGTAAAAGTGCTCTCTTATTACGTATTGCATGAACAAACGCATCAATCTGATAATCACGCTGTTCTAGGTGCTTTGGGATGCCTAGAGTTTCGATGAAGTCTTTTGCCTCTTTGATTGAGAAGTTCTCTAATCCATCTATAGACTTATCGTACACGACGGTGTACTCTCTATCATCACAGAATTTTTGAATGTATGGAATCAATCCATAGTAAATCTTGTTACTACGGACATCCATGAGTCTGATCTTGCCGTCCCAGAGTTTGTTCTTGAATGCTGGAACAAACTGATATCCTGGAACCAAAAAAGTAAAGTGATCTGATAGCTCTTGCGCTAGGCTTCGCTCACACTTTATATGCACATACGCACCATTCACTTTACTAATAATTAGATCACTCATTATACACCCTGTATGAATCGCTCCCAGTCAATTAAAGATTTTAGCTGGAACGTTCTACTATGTAGTTCTTTTAAAACAGACTCACAGTAACTAATGATCTGTTCATTCATACGTCTAGCAGCAAGATACTTGTTCATATCTTCGTCTGCATCCATGTAAGTTGCAATATCAGATTTTAATACGAATGGAAATGGTTCCCATCCATGTTTCTTCAAGTCTTCATTACTCATCTTACCAGTATAGTATTCCCACTTGATTTTCTTCATGCGGTTGTACTTGAACTCCAAGTCCTGAAGTTGGTACTTGTGGTGTGATAAGATGTTTAGGTATTTTGCGTGGAGCTTAGGTATGTCTAACATTGCTTTGCCAGGCTCAGTCCTGTCAACGTTAGCATCTTTTATCCACTCATTCATAATTTCATCAAGTTTGCTCATAATAATCTCCTAAGTGGAGTTTACACTAATTAGGTCAGTTTTTCAATGTTATAATAGGTAAATCTGATTGAAGCATCAGCAGTCAATACATTGTCTGGTGTGTCTTGTGTGGACAGCACAAAGGATGATAGTGACGTTGGGAATGCATCAAAGAAATTGAATCTGACAAGAGGTGTAAACGATGATGAATACACAGTCAATGTTGCATCCGAAAACTGTGGCTGTATTTTGTTTGCGTACTTACTTTGCTTGGATAAATTTTTATAATCCTCAAAGTTTTCTGGGAAAGTCATGCCTCTGATCCAATTATGAATCTCTAGCCAAGAGGACATCTTTTCATCTATAGCAAAAGTCACGTTCATGATATCGTATATTGCTTTTTCACCAGGTGAATACATCTCCACAAATGGTGTTGCAATTGGAATCTCACCCAATGAAATGCCAGGAACTGATACCGATTGACAAAAGAACTGTACGTTAGGAACCCTACTGAACGTCAAGTGAAACTTGTTCGGATGTAGAAAATTCTGATTGTCCGGTGTGTTTGATAGTGCTATACTTGTCATGATACTATTTATACAAATAAAAAGAGGGAACCGAAGTTCCCTCTGGAGGTGTCTATCTTAACGTAGACTTGTTTTCTTACATAATGCTTACATTATATTCGTGATCTTAAATGCGCGATAGTAGTTGTTCTTACCAGCGTTCAATGCACCTGCGCCTTGCGCTGTACCTTCAGCGAATGGGTTAGCAACTAGACCGTAACGAGTCTTGAAGCCAATTTTTGGCTGGAAGGTGTTAGTGTCAACTGCGCGAACCATTTGCAAAGGAACGTATGGGCAGTAGAACATACCTGCGTCATATGCGTTAGAACCCTTGTAACCAACAACTGCGAACTCAGATGTGGATGCTGTTGGGAAGTATGGATCGATATAGACCTTGATACGACCGAACAATGTACCAGCAAATGTGTTGCCTGTGTCGTCAACTTGCAAGCTAACTTGGCTAGCCAAAGCGGATTGATAATCCAATAGACCTGCCATTGCGAATGCGGAAGCCACATCAGAAGAGCAGATTAGGGTGTTACCCTTACCACGGCGTGTCAACTTAGCGATTTGGTTAGCTTCGCGTTCGATTTGGAATGCCAAACCTTTTACTTTTTCAACCATCCAACGACCGTTAGAGTCAGTATCCAAGTCAAAAGTACCAGCTGTTGTTGTACCAACCAATGCGCCTGGCTTAGCAACTGTGTAAACAGTACGCAGAACTTCACGGTTGATTTCAGCAAGAATTTCGCTAGAAAGAATGTTGCTCAATTCAGTTTCAGCGTCAAGACCATGAACTGCTTTCAAGTCTTGTGCCAATTCCATTGAGTACTCAGCCTTCAATGCGCGAGTCTTAGCAGTAACGGTAACTTTCTCGATAGAGAAGCCCATTTCAACTGGTGTCAGACCTTCAGCAGTAGCTGTAGGCATTGCAGTTGCTGTGTTAGCGTTGAAAATCTGGAATGGACCGTCAGAAGTTGTGGACTTCATAGACAATGTTTGGTGTGCGCCTTCACCGGAGAAGCTAGTGTTAGCTTCGTTGTAGAAAGCCTCAGTGCCAGTCGATGGAACACGATCAGTACCATACATAGAACGCATTGCGAAAATCATGCCGGTAGGTCCAGTCATTGGCTGAACACCGCAGATATCGTAAGCGATCAAGTTAGGTAGCGAACGGCGAACCAAGCTGATCAAGATTGGATCGAAACCTGCTACTGGACCAGTAGTAGTTGCACCACCACCAAAACCACCTGTACCGGCAGAGTTAGTTGGAGCTGTTTCGTTTAGCATACCAGCGTCTTTTTGCATCGCTTGGATTTGGTTCTCAAGAACCACCGCAGTAACGGCGCGCTTG